ATGAAAAACACATCAGAAGGTCGTGGAACACGCGACGAATACAGGTATGATTCAGTCCGCTCTAGCGTGAGCTGATGAACAGAATAGAAAATTTAGAAGGCAAAAAAATTGCCCTAGTAGGACTTGGTATATCACAAGTTGATTTTGCAATAGGATTACAAAACGGCAGAGAGTGGGATGAGGTTTGGTGTATAAACTCAACTGCCTCTACTTATCCATGCGACCGTATATTTATGCTAGACCCTGCAAGTAGGTTTTTTGATACTGACGATGCAGGTAAACAAACATCTGTTATGTGTCGTGTTTTAGAAGAAACAGAAACACCTGTTTATACTTGTGAGTTAGACCCTAGAATTAAAAATCCTGTTATGTACCCAATAGAAGAAGTTTGTAACGCAACAAAATGTGCCTATCTTAACAATACTGTTGCTTACGCTATAGCTTTTGCTTTGTGGAACAAGGTTGGTAGACTAGATTTATTCGGCATAGATTTTTCATACAAAGAAAATATGCACTTTGCAGAGGCAGGTAGAGCCTGTGTTGAGTTTTGGATAAGCAAATGTATGAGTGAAGATATATTAATTGGTATAAGCGGCAGGTCAACAGTTTTAGATTCCAATGTGCCAGCTACAGAAAAACTTTATGGTTTTCACAGATTAAACAAACCATTAGTAGCAGTTCCACATGAGGGTAAGTTTATTATCGGACCTTATCAAGATATAAATAAACAATTAGAACAGCATGGTTTGAAAATAGATGAGAATGTAGTTCCGCCAGAACCATATAAAGGATGAGCGTAGAAAGCGATTTTGTTTTAGGTCAAGTTGGTATTACAACAACAGATGGCAAAGGACATGACCCAGAATTTTGGGCAGCACAAGCAACTAAGAAAATTTGCGACATTTCTAACGATGCACCTGAGCATATAAAACAGCAGGCTTTGGCTTTTCAAAATCAAGTTTATACTGTAATCTTACATAGTATGAAAAATGCAATTAAGTCACAGAACACGACTTATGCAAATTTATTAGAAAAACAGGGCCACAGCGACATGGCTAAAATATTGAAGGAGCTATAATGGCAATAACATCAGCGATATGTACGAGTTTCAAGCAAGAGTTGCTTGTTGGCACACATAATTTTACAGCAACAAGTGGTAACAGTTTTAAATTAGCCTTGTATAGCAGTTCTGCAACACTAGGAGCTGGCACAACTGCTTACGTAACTACAGGTGAGGCTACAGGCACAAACTATACTGCTGCTGGCTCTGCACTTACGTCAGTAACGCCAACAACATCTGGCACTACTGCTATTTGTGATTTTGCAGACTTAACATTTAGTAATGCTACGGTAACAGCTAGAGGTTGTTTAATTTACAATGACACACAATCTGACAAGGCTGTTGCTGCAATAGATTTTGGTGGAGACAAAACTTCTACTGCTGGAGATTTTACTATTGTTTTTCCAAGCGCTACTGCAACAGGCGCGATAATTAGGTTAGCGTAAATGTCGTGTTATGCCGCTATCAAAACTTAATTTTAAGCCTGGAATAAACAAAGAGGAAACCGACTATTCAAATGAAGGTGGTTGGGTTGACGGCGATAAAATTCGTTTTAGAAAAGGTCGCGTAGAAAAAATAGGCGGCTGGGAAAAGCTTAACTCAAATTCAATTATAGGCTCTGCTAGAGCTTTGCACTCATGGATTTCATTAGGTGGTAATAAATATTTAGGTGTAGGCACAACTAATAAATATTACATAGAAGAGGGCAACACTTATAACGATATAACACCTATAAGAAAAAACACCACAAATGCCGCTACTTTTGCTGCAACTAATGGTTCTGCTACGCTTACTGTAACCGATAGTAGTCATGGTGCTGTAAGTGGAGATTTTGTTACTTTTTCAAGCGCTGTCAGTTTAGGTGGTAATGTTACCGCTGCTGTTATAAACCAAGAATACCAAATTAGTTTAGTTACTGGCACAAACACTTATGAAATTTCAGCCAAAGATACAAGTGGTGCAACAGTCACAGCAAATGCAAGTGATAGTGGCAATGGAGGTTCTGGTACCGATGCAGCATATCAAGTAAATTCTGGCTTAGAGTTTTATGTTGAATCAACAGGTTGGGGTGTTGGTACTTGGGGAGCTGGAGCTTGGGGTTCATCTACTGCATTGAGCGACACTAACCAACTTAGATTATGGACACATGATAATTATGGCGAAGATTTAATAATAAATCCTCGCGGCGGAAGTATTTATAGATGGGTTGAAAACGATGGTCTTACAACGAGAGCAGTAAAGCTTTCTGCCGTATCTGGCGCAAACTTAGTGCCAACACAAGGCTTGCAAGTATTAACGTCAGAAACCGATAGGCATTTAATAGTTTTAGGCGCAGACCCAATAAGTAGTGGTTCTAGGACAGGAACTTTAGACCCTATGTTAATTGCATTTAGTGACCAAGAAAATCCCTTAGAGTTTGAACCACTTGCAACAAATACCGCAGGTTCTCTAAGATTATCTTCTGGTTCTTCTATTGTAGGCGGCTTAAAAGCTAGACAAGAAGTTTTAATATGGACAGATACATCTTTGTATTCAATGAATTTTATTGGACCACCTCTCACATTTGCTGTAAACCTAATTAATGAAGGTGCAGGACTTATTGGCCCTAAAGCTGCTGCAAATTCACCAAAAGGTGTTTTTTATATGTCTAAGAAAGGTTTTTATTTTTACAATGGCGCTGTGCAAAAGTTACCATGCTCAGTGCAAGACTATGTTTTTTCTGATTTAGATGAAAGCCAAGCGTTTAAATGTTTTGCAGGTCTGAACGAAGAGTTTAGCGAAGTTTGGTTTTTTTACCCTTCAACTACTGATAATGAAACAGAAATATCTAGGTATGTAATTTACAACTATGAAGAAAACTCTTGGAGCATAGGCTCATTAGAAAGATATAGCTGGTTAGCAGCTGGCGTACTAAATAAACCTTTAGCAGCTGGTGAAGCAAGTTCAACCAAATACGTTTATGAGCATGAAAAAGGTTTTAACAATGATAGCGATTCAATGGACGGTGTTTTTATAGAGTCAGCTGACATAGATATTGCAGATGGAGAAAATTTTGTATTTCTTAAAAAAATACTTCCAGATATATTGTTTGTAAATCAAGTTGGCACAAGTCAAAATCCAGCTATAAATGTGGTTGTTAAAAGACGTGATTTTGCAAATCAAACCTTAACCACTGATTCTACAACACAGATTACATCAAGCTCTACATTTGGTTCATTACGTTCGCGCGCTAGACAATTTGTTTTAAGGTTTGAGTCCGATGATGACACCTCTGAAACAGATAGAAAAAATTATAAGTGGAGGCTAGGAAGCACAAGAGTAGAAGTTCAACCGTCAGGACGTAGATAATGAGTAAATTACTACCAACTCAGTTGCCTTTTGCTCAAGGTGAAACAGTTTCAGCAGATACTTTTAACAGATTAATTAGAATATTAGAAATAAACCTCAGTTCTGTAGACCCAGACGCTATAAAATCATATAACTCCACAGACATTAGCGAGTTGCAATTTGCCACAGGTGCTATTATATTTAACTCAACGACAGAGGTTCATCAAGCTTTTGATGGCACACAGTTTAGAAACCTGTATGAACATCAAACTTATTTGACTGGACTTTCTGCTACAATGAGTTTAGGAACAGTAACAGTGAGTACGCCATAATGATAAATGAATTATTGAGAAAAAGAATACTAGGACTAACAGGCGACGCTTCTATGTTGCCTCCAGAGCGTTTAGAAGGTGATGGCGACGCTTTTGGGCCTGGTGTCTTGTCTAACCAAGACAAAGCAATAGCAGAGCAATTAGGCATAAATCCTGATACGGCTCAGGTGGTGGGTGACCAGCAACTTCAAGAACAAATAGAAATGTACAAAAGAATAATGCGAGACCAAGCAGGAAAAGGTGCTATATCAGATAGAGAAATGGAAATATTTAAAAGCACTATGCCTACAGAAATGCCGGACATGAGTCGAGAAGAACAAGAATCTATGCAAATACTTATGCAACGTGGTCAAATGCAAGAACAAGCTCCAATGAGAGGTATTGCACAAGAAATTGCTGCTCAAGGCGAAGGTGAAGATACACAACTTGCTCATTTGAAACCAGGTGAAGTAGTTTTACCACCAGAGTTTTTTGAAGATGATAGATTTGAGGCGATGGTTGAGAGTAAATTTAAAGAAATTGGAGTAAACCCAGAAGAGGCTGTTGTTGGTACAGGTATAGCTACACTAAACCCAATCACAGGATTAGAACAATTTGGATTCTTCAAAAAGATAGGCAAAAAATTAAAAAAAGTAGTTAAAAAAGTTGCTCCCATTGCAGCCTTTATACCTGGGGTTGGTACAGCTCTCGGTGGCGTTCTTGGTGGTATTGGCGGACTAACCACTAAAATACCTGGAATTGGCGGTTTACTAGGAAAAGCAGGTACTTTTTTATCTAGCACAATTATAGACCCTTTAGCTAAAGCAGGCATACCAGGCCTATCACCTATTGCAGGTGGTGTTGGACAAGGTTTTGGAGGCATTGGTTCTGGCATACAAAATCCTCTTGCAGGTGGTATATTTGGTCAAACAGGCTCTACCTTTGCAGGCGGTCCCTCATCAGGACAAGGTTTAGCAAACAGATTTGGTTTGGGTAGTGGTACACAAAGCCAAGTAACTACTGCAAACTTACAAACAAACGCACAAAATGCTTTAAATAGCTTGACTCCACAACAATTAGCTGCAATGCCAGCAGGACAGCTTCAACAATTACAACAACTTGCCGCTGGAGGCGGTAGCGGTATCTTAGGTCGTTTAACAGGCGGTAGCGGCGGAATTGGTGGCGCTGGCGGTAGCGGTGGAGGCGGAGGCTTTTTAGGAGGTCTTGGTAATTTTGCAAAGACAGCTGGTATCGGAGCTTTAGCTGCTGGTTTAGGTAAACTAGCTTACGAAGACGCTAAAAAACAAACGGGCGTTCCTTTAACCCCATTAACAACCATGAGTCCAACAGGTAGATACAATATTGAAGCTGAAATAGCTAGAAGAATGGGACAAGAGACACCAAACCCAGTTGAGTTTGGTTTACTGCCTGCAAATACTTTCCCAGAATTATCTGGTGGCAAGCCAGCAGGTATGATGGATGGAGGTGCTGTTCAAGGTTTACAGAGCGGCATACAAAATATGCCTAGCAGTAGAACACCAGAAATGATGATGTTTTCTATTGATGCTGAAATACAAAATCTTATGACTGAATACGATATGGTAGTTCGTAATAACGAATTACAAAGAGCGCAAATGATAGCTGACCAAATCGACCAATTACAACAACAGAAAATACAAATACAAGCTCAAAATGAACCAAGTCAAAAAGGCATTGGTTCTATGCAAATGATGATGTACGGTGGTGCTGTAGAAGATTTAACAGGCGGCATGGCTTCGGGCATGATGTATGGCGGGCCTGTAATGGCTTACGCGCAAGGTGGAGCAGTGCAAATGCAAGAAGGCGGTGGTATGGACCCAAGCCAATTTCCAAGAATGGATGGCGATATAAATGGTCCAGGTACAGAAACCAGTGATGACATACCAGCTATGTTAAGCGATGGTGAGTTTGTAATGACAGGACAAGCTGTAAGAGGCGCTGGCTCATACGAAATGCAATCAGACCCTAGCGGTATTATTAGTTTAATGCCAACTATGGATGAAAACAGAGAAAGAGGTATGGATAATATGTATGCAATGATGGATGTCTTTGCAAGCAAAGCTAAGGAATCGTAATGGGTTTTTTGAAAAATTTAATCAGAGGTGTAAACGACATAAAGCCACCCAGTCGTGGTTTAAGGCAACCGATAAGAAATATAAATTTTCCACCTATAAGACGTATGCCAATGCCTGCGCCTATGCCTATTGTTCCATCAAGTCCATTGGTGCCACCTCGTTCTATTGGTGATATAAACAGATTAATACCTTCATTAAATGGATTACCTCCTACAATAGCACCACCTCCAACAAATG